CCGTTCTCGATCATCACCGCCACGATGAAAATCACGTCCAGCTGCTCGGGCGTGATGTCGAACTCGCCCACCAGGTAATCCATGTCCGGATGCACCCTGAGCACGATCGTGACGCGCTGATCCCACCGCACCAGCGGGTCATAGGGATCGGCAAGGCGGCGCGCCTCGACCGCCTGGGTGTATTTGTCCAGAAGGTGCAGGAAGCCGTCGGCCGGGAAATACTCGAGGGCGTCGAAGAACGCCTTGGCGTAGGGCTGCCAGCTTTCGCGGGCGAGCTGCAGCTCCTCCTCGGGGGTGAGCGGCGGCGGCGTCGGGATCTCGGGCGCGGCCGGGACCAGCGTCCAGGCGCCGGCAACCCACCGCGCGCGCTGGCCCGACGGGATCGCGGGCGGCACGGTGGTGACGCAGCCGGCCGGGATCAGGTAGTCATCGCCCTCGATCAGCGGATCGGGGCGCGGGTTCGCGTCGGCCAGCTGGGGTCCGACGTAGTAGCCTTGGGGGTCGAGCTGATAGACGATCATGGCGCGCTCCTAAAAGACGACGACCCAAAGGGCGTTGGTGTTGGCCGGACGGGCTTCGCCGCCACCAGAAAAGTCGGTGGTGAAGGGGTGGCCGTGATCGCCGATGTAGGACGTGGCTTCGGTGCTCTGGCCGCTGTAGACGGTTTTGCCGCTGCCGCCGGCCGCGGTGCCCGGCGTCCCTGTCCGGATGAAGCTGTGGTTGTGGCCGCCGGTTGCGCCGGTGTGCCCGGTGTGCTGGTGCGAGAGGTTCTGACTGCCCTGCAGCGTGGCCGCTGCGCGCCCTGCGTCGACGCCGGCCCCGTCGTCCAGGCCACGCACGAACCGGCCGCGCCAGTCGGGCAGGCTGGCCGTGGTGGAGCCGTTACCTGGTCCATACTGGGCGGGCGTTTTCACGCCCTCGCTGGCAGCCACAAAACCGCTTGCCACGGCCGAAGCCCATAGCTCTGGGTAGCTCGCTCGCGAGAAGGTTGCCCCGTTCAGTTTCAGGCGGCCGGGCGGCGCAGTGGTGCCGAGATAGAGCTCGACGGTGCCGGGCTGAGGCAGGCGGTCGGCGATGCCGAGGTTGACAACCGCCGTTGGCTTGCTGGCCAGAAACTGCAGGTTGTCTGAATTATTCATGTCGCCGGTGCCGGCCCCGGGCGCGCCGGGCGGCATGTAGACCTCGATCTTTCCATCGCCAAAATCGGCGGCAATGGTCGTCGCGATATGCGCGATCTTGGTGTGGTATTGGGTGTTGTTCACCCCATAGAGGAATACGTGGCCGATGCTGTAGAGGATGCCTGACGTCCAGTTGCCCTTGAACTGGACGACGCCGGCCTGCGCAGCTTGGGCGGCCACCTTGGCGGCATTGGCATCAGCGGCGGCCACAGTCGCAGCCTGGGCGGCCGCGACCGCTGCGGCGCCATTGGCCTGAGCGTCCTCGATCGCCGTGGCCGTCGGGCCCGCAACGGGCTGGCCGTCCTCGAACATCACAACCCTGCCGTTGACCGGCGTGAAGGGATTGAGCGGCGCGGTGGTGCTGCGCAGGGTGCGGCCGAGCGTCACCTCAAGCGCCTTGGTGACCTCGGCCCGCTCCTGGGCGATCATGGTCAGACGATCGAGCTGGCGCTCGAGGGACCGCTCGCGCGCGCCTTGCGTCGCACCCCAGCCCTGCTCGAGCGCTGTGGCTCTGGTGATGGTCAGCGTCCAGCCCATGTATCCCGCTGCCGTCGGGGCCGAGAGGGTGAGGTTGCCGGAGACAAGGCTTTCCTCGGGCGACACGGTGAAGTTGCCGGGCGCCAGCTCGACCACGCTGTTCCCGTCGGACACGGTCGCGACGATCGAGCCCTCTGTGTAGGGATGCGGGATCGCGAAAGGCCCGGTGCCGGCGATCGTGTAGGGCGGGGCTGGCTCGAATGCGTCGATGGTCATTGGCTGCCTCCGAAGGCGTTGGAAAGGTCGGGCAGGCGGACGCCGTCATTGGATCCGCGTGTGGGCAGGAACGGCTGGGTGCCGTAGTCTCGCTCGAGCTGTTTCAGCTTGCGGCGCATGGCGGCCTCGGCCTGCGGGTCGAGGAACGCCTGCAGCTCGTCGGCCACCAGGCGCGAATAGGCGGCGCGCACCGGCCAGGCCGATGAGAAAAACGGGGTGTTCTGCCGCACCGTGTTGGCGATGTCGCGCCCCACGGCCGTCGGCTTGCCGTTGATCGCGCTGGTCACGTTCGACGCAACCGGGCCGATGACGTCGCCGATCGCGCCGGCCACGGGCCCGGCCAGCGTCTCACCGATGCCCCCGCCCACGCGGCTCGTCTCGGACTGGAAGAAATCGCCGAAGATGCCGAGCCCGCCACCCTGGAAGGTCGCGGCCAGCCAGAACTTCCCATCCGTCATTGGCCGCGGATCGTTGCCCTTGGCCAGCTCTTTCAGCTGGATCGCGAGCGCGCCCAGGACCAGAAGCATGGCGGACATCTGCGCCGCATACTTCGCCTTCGCGACCGGGGTGGGCAGGTTCATAAACCGCCGGTACTGGCCCAGCATGAGCGACATGGTGAAGCTCTTGTAGGCCGTCGAGGAGCGCAGGAGCTCGCCTGAGAAGCTGCCGGCCGGGGCGGTGCCCTGCAGGAGCGCGCGGCCCTCGAGGCTGGCCGTGGGCACGGCGAACTCGAGCTGCTCCTGCATGGCCATCTGCAGGCGCAGCGCCAGGCCCTCGGCCTCGACGCGGGGCAGGGCACGCTGTGTTTCCAGCCAATAGAACGGCGATATGAAATTCGCCCCGCCTGGTTCGCGGAACTGGGTCGAGGGATCGCGCAGGAGATCCCAGTCGGCCGCCGTGATGCCGCGCGCCTGGAACAGCTCGCGCAGGGGCGCGTCGATCTGCGCGAAGGGCCGCCCGGCATTGTCCGCCATGAAGCCCGCGAATTCCATCTGGAACGCGATCTTGCGCATGTCGGTAATGAACGAGAGGCCGGTCGCCCGAAGGGTGAAGCCGGCCAACCGCTCGGGGATCCCGGTGCCGAACATCTGGCCGAAGAACCGGGCCGAGCCGCCGCCGGCATCCGCCAGGGTCTGCGCGACATAGCCCATGCGCGCGGCCGTCTCGCGGGTGGCATGGCTGGCGGTCAGCTTCACCGATCGGGCGAGCACGTTGCCCGCCGACATGCCCATGGTCTGCGCCGCCATGGTGATCGTGGCCACGTCCGTGACCGATGACAGCACGGCGCTGCCCAGCTGGATCGACGTCAGAACCGCCCGGGTGCCGCCGAAGAACCGGGCCACGGCCACGCGCTCGGCGCGGTTGGCGGTGCCGTCCTGGTGCGCCAGCATCGCCTTGGCGACGGCCGCCTGCGTGGTGACGCGGGCCTCGAGCTTGGGATCGCTGAGCGCGGCCGCGCGTTTCCGGCCCACCTGCTCGGCATAGGTCAGCCCGGCGCGCGGGTTCGGGCCCAGGACGCGCATGAGGGCGGCGTCGCGGGCCATGCCGTGCAGGCCGTTTATCATGGCCGAGAAGGGGTCGGCCGTGCCGAACTGGGCGTTATAGTCCAGCCAGTCGGAGCCGCTCTTGAAGTGCATGACGCGGTGCTCGCCGCGCTGGTTGTAGAGTGCCTTGCCGCCAAAGCTCAGGGATGGATCGCGATCATCCCAGCCGCCCGACACGATCCCGTCATAGACATCTTTGAGGAACCGCTGCGTCGCACTGCGCGGCGGTACCTGGCCGGGCTGTGCGCTGAACGGCTTGCCGGTGGAGAGATCAGGAATCCTATCCCAGGCGAGGCGCGTCTCGATCGCCTGCGCCCAGGCGTCGAAGCCGGCGCGGCGCAGCTGGCCCGCGTCATGGGCATGGGGCACGCCATAGTCGGCCAGGTTGCCGATGTCGGCGCCCAGGCTGTTCAGGGTGCGGCGCATCCGCTGTTGCTGGGCCCGCACTGCCTTGGCCAGCGTGGCGGCCGAGGCGCTGCCCGTCGCCTCGCCGTGCAGCTCGCGCACCAGGTCGCGCAGGAGCGCCTTGTTGCGGGTGGATCCCGTCACGCCCAGGCCAACCTGCTCGAGCACCTGGCGCAGCCCGGCGTTGATCGACGCCTCGTAAGCCTCGGTCAGCGACTGGACGCTTTCGCCTTTGAAGCCGCTGCCTTCCGAGTAGGCCATGAGGTTGCGGATCGCGAGCGCAGGATCTGGCGAGGTTTCGACCAGGTTGCGGATCCGCCGCATCGCCTGCAGCTGGTTCACCACCTTGTGGTAGCGCGACCGTTTCGCCTGGGCGGTGGCCTGTTTCAGATCCTTGGCGGCCAGAGCGGCCGCCTGGCCACGCGGCATGATCGTTTGGTACCGCGCAAAGAGCTGGTCGAACGCCTTCCGCGCGGCGATGCCGCGGTTGCGGTCGATCTCGCCGAAGTCCACTCCACGCGCCAGGCAGTCGGCCATGCTGGTCATGCCGCCACCCCCGTCGCTTCGATCGCGCAGGCTTGCACGAAGGCATCGAATTGCGCGTCCTGGTCGAGATCGTCCAGGAGCTCGGCCGCGGTGCGGGTCGTGCCGTCGGTCAGCTCGACCTCGAGATCTCCGAACGCCTGGCGCAGCTCGGCGGTATTGACTTCGCCAGGCGCGGCCTCCATGTTAGAAGTGTCCCCGCGAGAAGGAGGGACATTTCCCATGACATTCGACAGCTTTGTATCTTGGGAGTACCGCCCTGCGGTGCTGTTTCGGGAACCTTCCGGCGCGTTCGTGGCGCTCGCCATGCTCGAGCCGGGAACCGACTGGGTGTCGGTCGACGCTCTCGACGTAGCCCATACCGCCAACGTGCTCGGATCCGAGGAAGCGTTCCGCGGTTTCTTCGAAAGAAGCTGGGGCGCGCTCGACATTCCGTCGGCCGAGAAGGCCACTGAACTGAGCACGTCCCGGTCGGCTGCGGCGTAAAGCGCCACCTCGCCCTCGTATAGCTCGATCGCGCGCGGATCCCTGCGATCTAGGGCACGGCGCTGCGTGTAGGACGCGGTCCCCTTCTTCTTCGCGTCGAACATGCCCCGGGTCCAGATCTGGACCTCGCTCAGCATCCCGTCGTCATGCCGCACGATCAGCTTGCGATCGACATAGCCCTCGGGTTTCCTCGCCCACCCCTCATCGACCAGGTCGAATTCCTCGGCCAGCTGCGCGACCAGCTGCTCGGCCTCCTCGAGATCGGTCACGATGAAGCCGCCGCGCGAAACGTCGGTCAGCTGGCGCGGGCTGGCATAGCTCTTGCGGGCGAGCTTTTCCTCAGTGGTAGCCCGCTCTTTCAGCCCGGGATCCTTGAACGTGATGCCGAGCTCGCGGCCGATGCGGTTGCCGGCCTCGCTGAGCCTGGCCTGGGCATCGGCCGCCAGGGTGTAGAGCGTGTCGAGATCATCGAAGGGCTGGGCCATCGCCAGGCGCGGAACGAAGGTGACCGGATCCGCCTCAGCCAGGATCTCGGCCGCGGCGGGCGCTGCCGGCGTGCGGATCTCGGCCGCGATCTCCTGGTCGGCCGCCTCGGCCTCGAGCGATTGCGCGCCTTCCTCGTAGCCCTCGTCCACCAGGTCTGCGCGCAGCTCGGGTGCCGCGCCCCGCGGCCGGCCGATGTCGTCGGGTAGATCGCCGAAGATCTTCGGGTCGATCGCGCGCAGCACGTCGGCCGGGCCCGGCCCGTCGAACATGCCGCCGGTCGCGCCGGCCTTGCGTGCATCTTCCGCGTAGCGCGCCAGGAAGCCTGCGACCTCGTCGGCCGGGGCCGCCTTGCCCTCGCGCCAGAACTTGCGCACCAGGGCGGCGGTGAGCGGTGCCACGGGGCCCTCGAGGAGATCGACCTCCTCGAGGAGCTCGGACACGGCCCGGGCGATGCTCAGCCCTTCGCGGCTCGACAGCTCGCGGGCGGCGCCGATCAGGCGCATCGCGTCCAGGACATAAGGCGAGACGTCCATTTCAGGGCGCACCAGGCCGGCCTCGATGTCGGCCCGCAACGCGGCCCAGCTGGGCGCGGCGCGATCGAGCGCCTCCATGAGCGATTTCAGGGGGCCGGCGTCCGTCTCGGTGAACCGGGCCAGGATCTCGGAATCCGGCCAGGCGCGGGCAAAGAGCGCCTCGCGCAGTTGCCGCTGGCCCAGGTTGTTCAGCACGCCGCCCTCGCCGAACATCGCATTGCGCGCCGATCGAGGCAGGCCGGAAAGGGCGGCCTTCACGAACTCGCCATTCGACGCCGCGGTGAGCGGCTGGGTCGGATCGAGGCGCATGAGCACCGGCGATGTCATCGCCCGGCTCGAGGCGCGCGCGACTTCCGTGGGC